CCAGCGAACAGTGGAACCGAGCCGGATACACGCTGGCTGAATGCGAAACCGGCGAGCAGCGGCTGATGGTTGAGGCCGCAGAAGCCGATAAGTGGCGCATCTTGCCGGGGCAGGCATACCGAAAAATGACGGGCATTCACGACGGAGTTTTCTGCACCTACCGGGCAAGGCCGGGGATGGATGCAGTATGCAACGACCTCGATCTGTTTGATGAGTGAGGCAGTGCATAACGCGATATAGGCCTCACTTGATGCCTATATCAACGAAATGAGAGGGAAGACATGAGCCGCGAAGCATTTGAAGCGTGGATTAAGCGCGACTCGACACTATCAGTCGAGCGGGACGGCGAAGGCTACCGCGACATGGATGTGTATCTCATGTGGCGAGTTTGGCCTGTCGCACAGGCTGACGCATTCGAGCGGGCGGCGAAGGTGTGCAGGGATCAATGGTATGCGGCTGACTGCGTCGAAGCTATTCACGAACTGGCGAAGGAGGCGACATGTGGAAATTGATGAATTTGGTTTTTGGATTTGACTACATTCAATGGCGCAATTGCGCGGGCCAAGGCATCGCTCGCGTCAGGGTTGATGGAATGAATCGAGCTTGGTATTTCCGACACAAAAACATATCGGTCATTGATTTTATTGACGACCCTAAACGAGTTGTTTGGCTTACATGCGCCCCAGAAAAATACGTATTGTCGAAGAAGCCGATACGATGAACTTCAGCAAGGCGAAGCGCCATAAAGCACTCAATCGTCACCGCTGCTCGTGGTGCTGGCGTCGTTTGAGAGACGCGCGGTGCTTTTTTGGGGATTACGCAGCCCAAGAGCGTACAGCAGCACAATCAGCTCAATGTACATCCTGCGCCACTCGTCACGATCCTCCCTAAGCCGCATAACCTCGCTGGCTAGGTAGTCGCAACGCTTGCAGGTCATTTCAGCGGCTTGCCGTTGCGCTCTAGTATCTTAAGCAGGCCATCTTCGCCGGGGAATACAACAAAGTTGCTAGTTCCGGCGCCTGTGCCGCGGCTATCGCCGTCTAGGTAGCGAATGCCGGGAATGCCTGAGTCACGCAGGAACTTTGCGTTATCAACTGACGCTCCGCGTGGAGAGTTCTTGTGAACATCCTCCATTAAGCGATAGAACCAAGAGCCTTTGTCGTCGGTCTTCATGGCATGCTGCCAATCTGCATCTCCGACCAACTCGCCAAACTCTTTTATTGCTCGCTGCACTTCCGGCGATTGCTGACTCAGTGGCTTGTCCCAATCCAGCATCTTTGCGATGGCGTCGTCGGGTAGGTCTACTTTGTAGATTGAGCCACCCGGCTCACCGAGTGATGCAACCTCTGCGCGCAATGCGGCCGCTCGTTCTGGATCGGTTTTTTCTACCCGTTTGGCAATTTTTTCATTTATGCGCATCTTTGCTTCGTTCATTCCTACATATTTGAACGCTGGGTCTGTCAATTTTTCTTGGTAATCCTTTGCCACATCCGGCGACTCAGCCAGATACAACCCATGCCCGTAAGCCTGATTTCCTTCACCTGTTCCGATCTTGCTGCTGTCGAACTTGTCGAACTTGTGCGGGGAGCCGTGCCATACCGTCGCGCCAAGCAGCCCGCCTAACATCTTTGTTGTAGCAGGATCGCCAAGCCCGAACAGACCCTTAGCCAGCATCGGCACATCAGTCATCACGCTGCCCGGGTCAAGCAGCCCTGCACCAAACTCGGCAAGTTTATTGCGGTTGGGGCTGACATATCCAGCCTGCTGCATCTTGTTGCCCCACCATTCCTGCCCATAGACAGGGTTCTCGACCATCGGTGCAGGCGGAGCATTCACGCCAGCCAGCCGGTTAGCGAGGTTGCCGACAGACCGGCCACCATTGCGCAGCATGTTGAGCATGTCAGCAGGCATGCCGAGCAACCCGCCCACCATGCCCCGGTTGAGCGGGTCCGTGATCTTGCGTGAATCCATTACGCCTTCCCCTTATCCGCGATCAGAGCGTCTTTGTCCCGGCTGCCTCTGCTGCTGCCGAACTCGAACGCGAACACGTCACGCACGCACGCAGCCAGCGTTCCGGCTACGAACATGATGGCATTGACGGCACGTTCCGGCAGCGAGCTATCGCGTGCCACGAACCAGACACACACGATCAGCCCTGTGACGGACAGCAGCGCCAGAAGATCCGCCCGGATATTCCACCGGCCAGCTTGCACGAATGCCACGTCGCGCCCGCGTGCATTCTGTCTGTCAGCCAGGTAGGCGCGGTCCATGTCCGCCTCGATGTTCGCCATCGCCTGGCGGAACTGCATCAGCACAGCAGGATCAGCCCGGATGGCCTCCACAGCCTCGCTGGCGTCCTGTTTGCCAGTGACGACACGCGCTACATCAATCACTTTCTGCGCGGCTTCCTCGGCCTTCTCTGAGCCTGACAGCCACTTGATGATCGACGGCGCGTATTGAGCGAGGCCGAATGCGATGGTTACGGGGTCCATGTCACCACCTCCCCGTCGCCATCATTCCGGACAGGCGCTTTGCCCTGCGGCCGACTTGCTGCGCCCACTTGCTGTCCAGCATTTCGACGGCTGCTGCCTCGTACTTGCCGACGCCGATTAACGCCAGCGTGTTGCGGAATCCCTTCAGCCGGCTCAGTCCGAGATTAACGTTCATGTCGATCAGCACGGACTGCCGAACCTCGTCCAGCTTGTCGAACCACGGGAACGAGGCAGACAGTTCCTTGCGCGAATCGCGGATGTCGTTTGCCAGCATGTACATGGCCTCATCCGGAGAAATGCCACGGTCGTCGAGATTGCGACCTACGCCTATCGTCAGCTTGCCAGCGGTGCAGCGGTAGGGCTTGATGCGCAGGTCTTCGTGATCCACAAGCATGGCTGTCAGTTTGTCTGTCATTTGCGCCTCACCACGTCAGAGATATGCGCCATCGGCCCGGACTGCGATCCGTGCGCGTCCGGCAGTCGGATAACCTGGAACTTGATCGCCAGCAGGAACATCACGGCAGCGGCAAGCCATAGAATCTTTTTGAGCACGCTCGATCCGATCTCCTGCTTTATCATCGTCGCCAGCTCGGCGGCAACCAGCCGGGCAAACTCGCGTTGTCTGGCTTCTTCTGCGCGTTCTTCGTCGTTCATGACATCACCGCCATCGTCGGGTTGTTAAAGCCGGATATCGACGCCACGATTGCGCCATTGCGCACGAGGATGACGCGATGATTGTCCGTGTCCGCCACCAGCAGGCCATGCGGCGTCATCGTCGCGCTATTCGGTGAGTATAGCGTCACTGGTCCGGCGTACTCCATCGCACAGGCCGATTTCTGCGGGGAGTAGTCACCTGTTGCCGTGCGCCACTCCTGCGCGATGATTTGGTCCCGCGTCGCAGTGATATCCGAGTACGGCAGCACCGGAGCACATAGCTCCATCTCCCGACTGTCCGTCGGGTAGTAATCCCACACGAACACGCGGTTCTCGTGCTCTGCACATATGCGAACTTTGTCCGAACTGATCGGCTCGATGGTGTTCGGGTAATAGACCATTGTTGAATTGCGCATGGCACCAGACGCCATATCTACGGCATACACGCGATGCCCGAACGTGTCGGCCACGAACACCCACCCGGCGTAGCAGTATGCGCCGCGAGGATTTTTAGCAATGTGCGAGTTGCTGAAAACCTGGGACAGCGCGAAATCCTGCCAGCGATACACTCGGACAGAATTCGCCCCGTTGATGTCATAGCAGACGGTTAGGTACGTCACGCCGCCGTAGCTCGTGACCTTGATCGAATTGACCACGGCGGGCACGGCATACATGCGATGCACGAACCCTGTCTGCGGATTGCACACGACGATGTTCATACCATCGCCGTAGAACATCAGCCCTTCGAAAACGTCGAGCGCCCGAGGCCATGAGTTCGGCATCGTCCGTGACCACGCTACAGCCCCGTTGCGGAACACATGCAGGCTGCGGCCGTGATCCGATGCGACGGCGATGTCGTGATGCTCGCCGGAATACACCGGCACACCGGTCGTGCCGTAGGTGATATTTACGGTGAGAGGGATAGAAGGCGCGTAGTAGGATGTCATGAGCAATTACCAGTAGATGACTGAGTATTTGCAGGTATTGACGTTCCCACTCGAAAAGAGCATCCGTACAGCATTCACATCAGCGGTTGCAAGCCTGAAACCACCCCCATTCACCTTCACAAGCGTCCCTGACGACTGGTTTCGATAAGTGAATTCCCAATCCGCGCAACAATATTGAGCGTCACCGGGAAAGTGCAGACGGATGCGACCAGACCCGTTTTCATTTACCGCGTTGCCCATTGCTTGCGCGATTAAAACCGATGTGGCTGATGCGCTGTTATTCGCGGCAATTGAACCGCCAACCGTATTGACGGTGTTGGCATACTGGTAATTTCCGGCAGAGTTATCGAACGTCGATCCGTTGTCCGTTGATGTCAGCAGCAGAAAATCCACGTTGTCAGAGACGGGTGCGACAAACGCCAGTTCGATCTCAACACCCCGAGCCGTGGCCGGAATGCTGATTATGTCAATCGCAGCCACGTTGTTGCTCGTTGTCGGAGCGACTAGCGTTCTGACTGGGCTGCTCACCCACGACGGATTTGCACCGGCTCCTCCTGTCTGTAAAAGCTGTCCAGACGTGCCGGCCCCAAGCCTCGCCCATGCAGACGCATCGCGATACAGAACATCGCCCTGCGCGGCAGATCCGACAAGATCAAGAGTCTGCGTGAGCGTCAGCTCTTCAATCGCGCCAGTTGATGCGGTAACGCGGCCGAGGATTCTGGACGTTGCCTGTGTATATCCGGATGCCGTAATCGCACCTGATCCAGATGCACCAACCAACTGAAACCGCGTGCCGTCATAAACCACCACGACCACAGCGCCAGACGGTATGTCGCCAGCAGCAAGCGCCGTCGTGCCGCGTTTGGTCACGTCTTTTGCGCCAATGCTGTTGATGTTGAGCGTCACTCGCCCGTGTTCGCACCAGCAGATACAAAGCTGAATTCCTGCCCTGCGACGTATGCCGTCATGGACAGTGGGGCCGTCGCTGTGATCGTGTCGGCCCCCGATACGCTCGAAAGCGTCGATAATGCACAGTCCTGCACCTGATCGGCTCTTGCGTAATCCGTTCGTGAGGCAGCATCATCGACGTTCGTATGGCGATATCCACCCATCGGAAGATTGGCAGTTGGCACGGTCTGCCCGTCTTTCGACAGTGATTGCGTCAGCGCCGTGGCGATGTCGTTCATTTCCGCATCGACTTCAGGTCCGTCCGCTGTCGTGCCGTTCGGATAGCCGCTACCGGGCACCCGCGTATAGTTACCGTTTCCGTCGCGTGACATTTAGGCTCCTGAAATGAAAAAACCCGCACGGAGGCGGGTTAGTGGAATTCTATGACGATGTTTTGGGCAATGCTGATAAAGCCGTTTGTACTGCTGGCGATGCTTTGCGCCGCCTATCCGCTGGTCGTGCTTTTCACCAAGTATTTCCCAGATGGAAAGCTGAAACGGCTTTTACTCCGCCGCTGGTAGCGATGCGCCCATGATTCCCGGCAACGCTTGCAGTCGCGGGTTGCGCAACAGTTGAGCCACCTTCCCGGGTTGCGCCAGAGCAAGCTCCATCAGCCCCGCCGTCTCCTGCGGGTTCAGCAGCATCTGAGCCATGCGCTGCTTCATCACCTCGTCTTTCGACTTGTACAGCGCGCTTCCTGCCGCCTTGGCGACATTTGCGACAGTGCCGACACCCGGAATCATGTTGAACAAGCCACCCACGGCGGACGGCATGCCGGACGACTCCGCAAGGCTGTTCATTGCGAAGTTCTGGAACGTGTTGGAACCCACCCCGCGGCCCAAGTCCTGAGCGTTTGCCTTGCGCGCCAAGTCATGAGCGACAGCGGTAAGCGTGCTCATCTGGTCTGGCGTCATCACGGACTCAAGCCCGCCACGCGATCCGGTCAATTTCTTCGCAAGCTGGTCCGAGTTGCGCAAAGCCGTTGCATACTGGCTCCCCGTCTCCCGTGCCAGCGCGCCATTCTCGGCAAGCGCCGGCTGCACCTTTTCCAGCAGCGCCTGCCCGACTTTCATCTGATTTACGGGTGCGCTACCTTGCGCAAATGCTTGACGCGCCGCCGCGTAATCAGGAACTGCGTCATCCAGAATGTTCAGCAGTTGTTCGCGGTTGGTGCTTAGCGCCCGCATTTCATTGCGGCCAAGCGCCGTTGTGGCGTTGCCGCTCCCGATGTCATCAAGTGCAAGCTTCATATAATGCAGCCCGCGCGCCGAGTACGTTCCGGGGTTTGCTGCCTCACCGGCTCGGAGCGGGATTCCCATCGAATCGACGATTGCATTCTTGGCCGCAGCCGGTGCTTCAAGTACGAACGCTTCGCCGTTGTCTGCTGCAAGCTGTGCGGCCTTTGCCTTGGCCTGCCGCATGATCGGGCGCGCCAATAGGTCGTCAAGCTCGGGCGAGCGAGTGACGGATTGATTAAGTGCTTTTTCGTAAAGCGGCTGCGCTGCGCCATCACGCGCCGCTTTTGCTGCCGCCACAGCAGCATCATCACCCGCAATGCCACGTAGAGCGCTCAGGCGCGCACTGGCCTGCTCCATGCCTCGCTGTGCGTATTCCTCGGGGTTAGCGCTGCTCATGGCCCGCTGTAGCGCCGCAAGTCCGCCACTCTCGCCTACTTCCGCAGCCGTCGGCATCGAACCCGGCACAAGCGGCTTGGCAGACCGCAGTCGAGCGGCAACATCTGCCGCGTTGTCGCCCGTCGTCTTGCGCAGAAGATCGGCAAGGATTTGATCCTGCCCCTTCTTGGTCAGCGGACGGGCTGCGGCTTTTACAGTGCGATAAGCGGCCGGGATGCTCTGCCCAAGCACACCACCAAGACCACTCATGAAAGCGGCCTGCCCGCGTTCTTCAAGCGTGCCCGGGGTAAGTGCCGCGCCGGTGCCTGCGCCGATCAGCCCCGCGCCGACAACGGTGTTTGCACCCGGGATCAGTGCGGCAGGCGCAAGCGTTGCGGCCGTGCCGACGATGTTGCCGGCAGTCCCCGCTCCGGTGTCCATCAACGGCGCATCCAGACGGCGCGATTCCTCGATGTCCTGCTGCGACACAAGGCCAAGCGGCTGGCCGATAGCGCGCCCGACGTCGTACATCGCCTTACCAGCGCCGGCTGCAAACTTCTGCGGGCCGGACATGCCCCGGGTAGGATCGTTCGGGCGCGGGTTCGCGACCAGATCAGCAGCTGCCGACTGATTTTCACGCATGCGCCGGATTTCCCCGGCCAGCACACGGGCAGACTCGACGTCGCCCGCCGCGTCCGCCTTCAGCAGCGCGGATTCAAGATGTTCAAGAGTAGCCATGTCAGTACTTGTTCAGGATGTCGTCGATGGACGGGCCGGCAGAGTGGGCGGAAGGCCCAGCTTTGTTCTTCGCCCGCTGCGCGCCAAGCTTGACCACGCCCAAAAACTCTTTAGCGGCGTTGTCAAACTCTTTTTCAGACTGAGCCGCTTGCATGCGGCTGATAGCCATCGTCGCTTTGTCGCCCTCGACGTTGGTGATTTGACCGCCGCCCTTGAGCGATTCAAACGCTTGCAGGAACTGCTGCCCCTGAAGCTGTTCCAGCCGCACGCGGAAATCCTTGCCTTCCGTGCCCGGGATGTAGTTCATCGGATTGATTGAACTCATGCCGACAGCCATCTTTTTGCCCGGATGCGCAAGAAGATCATTCACAAGCTTTTCGGTGTATTCCGCTTGCTGAACCACCTTCGGCGCTTCTGCCTGCGCTTCGACAAGGTTCTTTGCACGTTCGGTGCCCGTGGCCTTGGCGTCCGCGATGTTCCCCTGCAACGTCGGGTCGGCTTGCGCCCCAACGATGGCCTGACCATTGACCTGCACAGGCTCCATCTTGCCGGTGCGGGCATTGAACGCCATCACGCCCTGTGCCGTCTGGACGGGCTGGTAATACGGCTGCGCGCCGCCACCCGCCTGCTTTGCGGCAACCGCAAGCTGCGCCATCTCCCGACGAAGCGCCGCGTTCTGCTCGCGCGACAACTGAGCGTCTTGCAGTCTCATTTGAATCTCGACCATGCGCTGCTGGCGAGATTCCGCCGCTTGTTGTTCGCGGAATGCCTGCTCCGACTTAAGCGTTTCAGTTCGGAATGTGCGGTCGTCTGCGCGCTCTTGCCCTCGAATTGCGCCCTGATAGCCCATCTGCCCAAGTTGCGATATCTGCGGGCCAAGGTGGGCGTTCTGCGCCATCCAGTTGAAGAATGCGTCAGGCGTCGGGTGTTGAGTTTTGGTGACAGGCTCAAACGAACCTGCCCCCGGACGGTCCCCGACCAACTGTTGCTCAGTCGTGGTTGTCGCTGACGGGAGTGTGCGGATTGCATTTGCAATGTCTTCCTGCTTGCGTTGCACAAGCCCCTGCTCTGCGGTGCGGACGTCCTGCAATTCACGTTGTCCCGAATACTGGCGCAATGCGCTTGCAAGGTGCTGCAAAGGATGCGTGGCAACGAACTGATTGCCGACCATCTGCCCATTGGGCACAGCCTGCTGTCCCTGCTGGCGAAGTGCTTCGGCGTAACGCTTGCGCTCGGCAAGCTGCTGCGCTTCGGCGTCGTAATCGGTCATGTTTCCAAAGCTGACGGTTTTCATGGATTACCCCGCGAAGGCTTTGCCAGCAGCAGCGCCAAGCCACGGCGAACCAAGCGCCGCGCCACCCAAACTGAACAACCCGCCCATCAGCCCCGCGCTCTGTGCCTGCTGCGCGTTATAGGCATTCATCTGCGCGCCATACTGCGAATTCGCGGCGCCCAACAAATCCGGCCCGGCTGTAGTCTGCTGCTGCGGAACATTCGAGAACGTCGGGTTCGTGACCTGAGCACCCGACCGGACAGCGTTCAAGGTGTTCAGCGGTTCGTTCCGGAAGAACGCCTGTTCCTGAATACCCTGTTGTCTGGCCTGATTGCCTACGTCAATGCCCTTTATCGCCGCAGCCAGCCTCAGGTCGTTATCCCGCATCGCCTGATTGCGCTGCTCTGCACTGTAGGCGTCCGAGCCCAAGGTGATACCCTGGTTAGCCATCCGCGAGCGAAGCGCCTCGTTCTGCTGGTCCATCTGCGGCTGAAGCCTACGAAGGATCGCATCCTGCGCCGTCTCGCCTGCGTTGATCGTCTGCGCGGGTAACCGAGATTGATCGAACGGCGTTGAAAGCATGTTCGATACGTAGGACAGGCCCTTGTCCTCTAGACCGGCAAGTCCAATGCTCGTTTTGTTTTCAGCATCCAGAAGCTGCTGCTGCTCCGGCGAGAGATCAACGCGCATAGCCCATCGGTCCGGATCGTAGCCCTGCATGAACTGTTCGCGGGTCGGTGCAGTCGGTGCCGTGCCGGTCGGTCCAGTGCCGGGTATCAGCGTGCGATTGAACCCGGTGCCCTGATATCTAGGCTCGCCACCTGCGTTGTACTTGGCCAACTGCGTCTGATACGTCTGCATCGCCGCATCAAATCCAGCCTGATTGAACTGGTTCGACGTCGGGTTGTAATACGTCATCGACCCGTAGGGCGTGTATTGATCGACGCGGTTTGCTTTCGATGCAATACGCGCCGCATCTGCATTGCCCGCCGCCGTTGCATTTGCCGCGCCCACATAATCCGGCGCTTTTGGTGCCTTGCCTTTGCTCATTTTTTCCACCTCAAAAAGCGGCAATCCTCTTTCCAGAGAACCATGACGACCATATCCGCGTCGTTTTGTCCGGCCTTTTCGAGGGTCGCCTCTACTCGGAAGCCTATGTGCTTGTTCAGTTCCAGCGCCTTCTTGTTAGTCGATTCGACCAAACCTGTTATGCGCTTGCAGCCCAATTGATTGAACGGGTAATCCGTGACCGCCCACCAAAACATCCTCGGCACACGGCCTTGAACGCACTGATGGACATAGATGTTGCCACCAGTGAAACACTCGTAAGCAACCCCGGCAACAATCTCGCCGTCCTTCTGCCAGCCAATACCCTGAGAGTGCGCAGAGACAGCCCCGCCAACGCGCTGAAATACCCATTCAGCAACGCCCAGACCAGTGACCAGCATCAGATGATTCCACCGCCTTCAAAGACGTGATCCGTCGAATTCCACCTAACCTCGATGTCCTTCGATTCACACTTGAGATACAGCGCAGCGCAGTACCCTATCCCTGCGGCGTGCTGCCATGAGGCGAGCGTGCGAAGCTGACCTCCGCCCCAATCAAACGCGCCCCATACAGCCGTCCCCCAAAGCGGATTCGACCCGGCCGCACCGTATGTGACGACCCTTGTAGGGGCTGAAGTGTCGAACTCGTAATTCATGCCAATAGAGAATGTCGGTTCGCCGTCAGATTGCAGCATCGGGCGGACTAGCTTCCAGTGCTTCTCCTGCTTTGACCCGAAGTAGTTGAAAGACTGCAAGGCAGAATAAGCGATGTTTGCGCCCGTCGAACCTGTGCTGGTTGCATTGTCTGAAAACCCCGTCCAACCCTTATAGACAGCCGTCGCCCCACCGAAATAAGGGATATCGCCAAACAGTTCCCATGACCGGGCATTGACGCCTTCAAACCGCGTCCATGCGCCGTTTATCGTGTTCATCGCCCACTGGTGCTGCTGCGTAGAACTGTCGGGCACATTCACCAGCAGCATGTTCTGGCCGGGGAATACAGACACTTCCCATCCGCTATTTGCGCCAAGAACTTCGGTGTCCCGGGTAATCAGCGGCTGAATGCGATCCGATAGCGTGTTGGCGTTATTCACGCCTGTTGATACAAGCGCCTTCGACAACTGTTGAACGCCTGATTTCGACAGGTATGCGACATCGCCGCCAAGTTTGGCAAAGCATCTACGGCCCACTGGCTCGGCAACCTGCCACACCCCGACAAGCGCCCACGTCGATGCACTTGTCGCGTCCGTGCCCTTATAGACAAGCATTTCGCCCTTGGACGTCACAAACACAAGGTGATCGTCCATGCCCTCGCCAGCGTCAAGCGTCCATGTCGTAGCGGCCATCAGATAGCCACCGCGCTTGCACAAGCTGCGAAAGTCGAATATCGACGCAGCCCCACCAATCGACAGCGACGGCAGGAAACACGCCATCAAGCTGTTCTTGATGACGAACCACAGCCGATCCTTGTGTGACGTGACGTGGATCAGGTCTGTCGTCGTCACACCCGTGATTGCAGGCGTGCTCAGCCCATCAACGCTGACCCATGTCGTACCGTTATACAACTGCGGTTCATCGGCACCATTGACCATGTACAGGTACGTGCCGCCCGACGTGGCAAAGTTCGTATGCTGCCAATAGGCCGAAGTCATGCCTGACACAACAGCAGCGCCCACTGTGCCGGCTGTTGTTGCGTCGTAGATTCCGGACCCGGCTGCGGCAAACAGCGTCGTGCCTGTGGCCGTGTTGTAAGCACACAAACTCTCGACTGGTGCAGCAAACCCGGTTACATGCTGCCGATAGCCTCGACGGATGCCTATATATGACGGCTGCGGCCACCAATTGACCATATACACGGCGTCTTCATCGTCCATCGACGCCAGCGAATCACGCGCATTGATGCCTTTTACCGGAGCCGGGACCGTAGCCGTCCGAGAAACCAGCCCGCCACGGCTAGATTTTATCGGCTTCCTCATACCTGCCAGTTCCCATCAGGAACGGTCGGATCGGGGAAATCGTGATTGCCTGAATGCAGGTAAAGATCAGGTCGGCCACCATCGCGCCCGATCAGTTCTTCGATTTTGCGCTCGTACTTCACGAAGTCTTCGGCATACTCCAAGCCCTTTGCCTGACGCCACCGCCACAGCGTGCCATACAGCAGCGCATCGTCATCAAGCAGGTGTGTGTCCGTGTCGATTGCAAACTGCTCTTTGCGCGTTGCATCAGCACCGACTACCCACCGCTTATCCACGTACTCAAAAGCATACGAACGACCAGCGGCTGGAGCGGGCTGCAATACCAAGTTGCCCCCACGAATCCGCCACACCGGATCAACCAGCGAGGCCAGACCCGACTTCAACTGTTGGTACTGACGCGGTGTAACCGGACCCGGAGCGGTGCGCTGCTCCGAGCGGTTCCATATCGTTTCGTTGATGATGTAGCGAAAGCCTGGCGCAATCGTGCTCATCGCACCCTGCGATTCCGTCGCCACACTGGTGAATGTCGCTTCGGTTTGCAGGTTCGTCCAGTCAGTCCGGGCGGACTGCTCGCGCCCTTCCTCGTTCAAGAGCGACAGAATCTGCGTAATCTGCGGGTCCGTCGAATTTGTCGCAGTATTGGACACAGGGAATCCGACCCTGCGGCAAACCTCTTGAACGATTTCGAGCGCGTTCATTTATGCGGCTTCCTGTTCTTTGGGCGGACGGCCACGGCGCGGCGCATTCATTGCCGCCATGAGTTCGGCAACCTGATCTTGCAGACGCTTGTTGTTTTCCTCAAGCTCAGACATACGGCCAGCGTTAGCCAGTGCGCCTGCACCCTCTTGCGCCTGCTTGAGCCACGCCTGAGCCTTCCTGCGCATCTGCTCTCCGCCCATGCCTGCGCGCTGAATCTGCGCGTCTGTAAGCTCGGCAAGCTGCTCGACCGTCAGCACCCCCATTGAGCGCATGTTGTCAGCCTGTGAGCGGGTCACAGCGGCCCATTCAGCCAGCGGCGTGCCAATGACAGGCGCAGCATTCTGGAACTGCGTGAAGTGCGCGTAATGCCTCGCAAAACGGCGCTTGTGATGGTCCCGTAGTTTCGTGTCGATCAGCGTCGTCGGGTCTCCGGGCACTTGAATCTTGATGAATGGCACGTCCTCGAACACGGGATGTCCCGCTTCTTCGGATTTGGCCGGGTGCTGCACACTGCGCATGTAAATCTCGACGTGGAGCTTTTCGTCGCCACGCGGATCAATTTCCCCATCAACCATTTTGTATGCTCCTTGTGTGTCCCCAAAAAAGCCCCGGACCGAAGTCCGAGGCAAGGGGAAATGCTTACAGCGTGCGACCCACAGACGGATAGGTCAGGTATGCAACCGTCGAAGCGGCAGCGCCGCCCGTTGCAGCCGTCAAAGCGATTCCGTTGATGACTTCAGCGCCCGCAGTCGCGTCGTCGTCAAGCTGGCCAGCCGTTGCGGTAGTGTTGAGAAGCGTGCCCTTGGCGGCAGATGCGGCAGTGCGTACCGAACCAACGCCATTGATCAGACCCCAACCGTAACCGCTGGCAGCGATTGCCACCTGCGGAACGCAGACGATGCCGCCAGCCTGTGCGCCCGGTGCCGAGTTGGTCGTGTCGATCATATCCACCACGAATGCCGTAGTAGTCACGACAGCGGCGTAATACTGCGTTACGCCACTCGCGTCCGCCTGCACGAAAAGATACTCGTTGCCGTCGTCGTCCTTGCCGCGCTGGCCCGGGCGAAACGGCGGGATTTCCGTCGAAGTCCAGACTTGCGACGGGGTAATGCCGATGATGTAGCTCATGTGTGTATCTCCTTGGTTACGGGACGAGAACGCCTTGGAACTGCACACCCGAGCACGTCAGGTTGCCGGCCCAACCGATATGACGGACCACGGCATCCTGATTCACAGACTGACGATCACCTCCAATCGGCTTGAAGTTGCGGGCACTGTGCGGACGCCAGTGCAGGTACTTGGTATTGATGAAATAGCCCGTATCGGTCGGGCAATTGCCACCAATGCCACCATCGAGAACCACGTCGCACGAACCGCCCGCGCCGTAGTACTTCAGCGAGGTAAAGCCGGCGCCAGCCGATCCGGTATCACTCGTGAATCGCTGGTTTGCTTGCAGCGATTCCAGATAATGCCGGTACAGGTTCGAGTCGAACACGATCAGGTCCGGGCGATCGGTGCCGCGCACCAATTGCACGATGACGCGGTTCATCAGGCCCTGAATCGTGGTCGCGCCCGGCGTGATGGACAGCGCCGAAGCATCGACTGCGATGTTGTTCCAGAACGCCCACGCCGAACGGTCAATGCCGCCATACGTGCCCGTTGCCGGAGTCGAATCGATTGCAGCGGCAAGACCAGTGATGTTCTTGCCAGCGTTGCCCGTGCCGTCGCCGTACAGGTCAGTACTGATGCGGTTCATCAGATCCGCTTCGGCAATCTTGATGCGCGATTCCATCAGGTCGATGAAAGCCTCTTCACCAGCGTTCTGGAGCATTTCCAGACCGGACATAGTGACAGCGGCGCTGTACTGCTTGATGTCAAACTGCGCAGCGGAAATCGGCGAATTCACACCAATGTTCAGCAGTTCATAGCCCGAGTACGAATTCGCATTCGTGGTGGAGCTATCCGGATACATCAGCTCTTCATAGATGATCCGGCCACCCGAAAACGGGCGCGAGTTGCCGCGCTGCTTCATCTTCATGAGCAGGGCGTTGTTGTCGGAGAGATTGTCAGCGAGCGTCTTCGAACGCTGCTCAATCGTGGTAGCGATCAGATCGCTAACTGCGGAATTGGCGAAGGCCATTTTCTACCCTTTCAGAGTTGGTCCCGCATTGCGTCGATGTTTGCTCTCAACGCGCTGCGAAGGTCAGTGCTTGCGGGCGGCGCCTTGATGGACGCGCCCGGTGACGAACCCTTGACCTGTACGGCGGCGGCTTTGGCCTTCTGCGCTGCGGCGGCTTTGGCTTGTGCGTCTGCTTGCTGTTTAGCTTGCGTTGCGCCCCATGCCTGATCGTTCATGCGGATCGCCTTGTTGTAAGCGTCCTCCATGCCCGAAGCCCTGCCGCTTTCCAGCAGTAGTGCCATGTCCTCGCGGACCAGATCAAAATGTTCGTGGGATTGTTTGAACTGCTGGACCTCGCTCACCAGTGTTGGCTCGATGTCCGGTACTGCGGGCCGTTGTTGAGCGGCCAAGAATTGCAAAATCTGCTCTTGCTGCGCCTGCAAAGCCCTGATCGTCGGATCAATCGGCGGCACATGCGCAAGAGACTCAATGTCGATTCCGTGTCGCTGGCACATGTCCGCGACTTCGCGTGCTTTCTGCTCCGGCGTGCCCTGATACAAGACGCGGGCCGTCTTCATCAGCACATCAACCGCGCCCGAAGGCGTAGCACCAAGCTGCTGCAAGAATTCGGCATGCGGCGTGAAGACCTGGTGCAGTTCGCGCCCGAAATTAGCGGCTTCCTTGTACGTCTGGATGCCCTTGTGGAAGTCGCTCTCGCGGCGGTCTGACTCGTCTGCCAGTACCTGCGCTTCCTGTGCGCTGATCGGCTCGCCTCGTGCGGCCTTCTCCCAGATGGTCTGCGCTTCCGGCTTCCACGATGACGGAGCCTTGCGGGTCGGTGCTACTTCAACCGGCGCGACTTCCTCGGCCACCTCGACGGCTTCCGCTTCCGCCTTCTGCTTTGCAGCGAACCGGCCCTTTTCATCGCGTGCGCGGGCTTCTGCTTCCGTTTCGTTTGTTTCGACTACCTCAACCGACTCGACTTCAGGCGCTTCTACGGCCTCCGGCTCGATGCTCTGCTCGTTCTGCTGCTCGATTGCCGCTTGCAGCGCTTCACGGATTTCCATTTCGTTTCCCCATAAAAAAGCCACCCGTAGGTGGCTTGTTGTGTGTGCGAGGCTTTACGCCTTCATCGACTTATAGACATCGACTAGTGTTTTTCTGAGCGTGTTGTCATGCTTCGGCGGCGGCTTCTGCATCGCCGCTTTGATCTCGTTGCCGATCTCGATCAGCCCATGCTGACGAAGGTGCGCACGGTGCTGGCTGCGCGAGGTAATCCACGTACCATCCGCCATCGAGCGGTAAGGCTGAATGTCGCCCATCACAGCCGGTGCGCTGTTCTCTTGCATCGGCTCTTTCGAATACACGCACTCGCCATTGACGAATTCGGCAAGCTTCGAGCCGTCACGGTCATAGATGATTCGTGTTCTTGCCATATATCCTCAGACGTCCGTGACTACGGTTGTGCGCTCGCTGCCCGTCATCGTCGCGGTCACGCGGTCGGCGGTATCACCCAGGTCGCGGAACGTGACAATCGGATTTGCCCCGCTCGTGTCGATGTCGATGACAATAGCCGGCCCCGGAGCGCCCGCGAACTGTGCAATCGTCGGCACACCCGCATGGCGGATGACCGACTTCACGCGGCCACCTTCTCGCGGGCTTCATCCATGTCGAATTTCAGCACCTGACGCCAGGCTTCTTCCTGCGTCTCGCCGATGCCGATATAGACGCGGTTCCATCCACCGACCGGCACGAAGCGCCAGAACATTTTCCCGTCCTGCATGCCAGACCAGTCGCACATGTACTCCGAGCCGTTGAGCGTCATTCGACAATCTCCCGCGTCATATCCCGCGACATCTCTTGCAGGCGCTGCTCTCGATAGCGCAGGTCGATTTCCTTGATCGCCAGATCAGCCGCTTTCTTTTCAAGCTCGCTGCCGGCCCTGATCTTCTCGACCTCAAACCCGTTGCGCTCCTGCATGAACGCCTGCTTGCCTTGCTCGACCTGCTGACCCTCTTGCTGCAACCGCTGGCCCTCTTGCTGCATCATCTGTTGCTGTTGCTCCACTTCCTGTTGCATCTGCTGCATGCGCGGGTCTGGTGCAGGTTGTTGGCGCATCTGCTCGGCCACCTCATCAAATGCGCTTTCCACCTCGGCACCGACCTTGAATCCACGCACACCGAATTGCAGCAGGTCCATGAGAAGCGGTGCCATCTGCGGCGCAGCCTGTGCGGCCTCTGCGGCCTGCTTGATGTACTGACCCGCAGCAGCGAGAAAATCAAGCCGGTCCTGCTTCTCCTGCTGCTGGTCAATCTCCACCAACGCATCGGAACTAATCTGGATGCGGAATCCTCGCGTGTATTGATCGCGCAGCAGTTCAAGCGCCTGCATGATGAAAGCCTCGCGCTGTTCTTCCGGCACCTTCTGCACTTCGGCCATGTTCATCGCGTCCGAGTACATCACCAGCGTTTGCGGTTGATACAGCTCGCACATGATCTCCGCCTTGGTGCGGATCAGGTCCGCAGCGAATCGCGCAACATCCTCTTGCATGCGCTTCATGCGGATGTTCGCGTAGCGTGACTTGATGTTCTGCGCGGTAGCCGTCTCACTCGAATCGCTTGCACCGCGCACGATGTCGCTTATGCCTGTGATTTCGTAGATGGTCTGCTTGCACTGGTCGCGTGCCATGTACAGGGCTTGCAGGGTATTGACCACCATCTCAATCGGAAGCCACGATACAGCGCCCTGCAACCCGCCCTTCTCGGCAAATGCAGCCCACGAATCGACGGCAATCATCTTGTTGTCTGCCGTGTCGGCCAGCAAGTTCTGCAAGCTCTTGGCCGATGCGTCATACACACCGACAACGCGCAGCGCCTTCACAAGCTTGTCGATGCGGCCCGTGATGATGTCCAGCTCTTTAGCCTGATCCTGATACAGCGAGAAGTCCGGCACCGGCACAAGCGATCCGGTCGTCATCGTCGCGTACAGCGGCTTCGGGCACGGGAAGAAGTTTTGCAGCTTGAGCGGATCTTCGACCTGATCGATCAGCGTGTCATGAGCCTTCGACAGCCACGCTACCTTCTCGCTGCGCTTGTCCCATAGCTCATAGATGCGCGCTTGAGGAATGGTCTCCGCCTTGCCTTCCTTGTCTTTCTCGTCGCTTTCCTTGTGGTCCAGAGGAATGTTCTTGCCCTCGTCCCCGAACCGCTCCACAAGCTGCTCGCGGTCCATATAGACGATGCGCCAGACAAGCCACTGCTCTTCCCACGTCCGGACTACAGCGTGGCCGAAGTCCTGCCACGCAACGTAGTCGCACGGGCTGCACTCGTACTCGATCTCTTCGCCGGTTTCCTCAATCTCTCCGTCTTCCTCGCCCTGCGGGTCGTCCTCGTCGAACGTGTCTTCGCTGACGGTTTCAACCTGCTTGAACTTGGGTTCATACCGCACCCAGACGCAACCACGGCCCGGCAAGAAACGGTCTTCAACGGCATTCGCCATCGCCGAACCGTAGTCCGGGTAATGCTCGATCTCATACGACAGCGCGCGCTCAAGAATCTGGCTTGCAACACGTCCAACCGGATCGCGGTCCTTGTTTCTGCGTGACACTTCAGGCTTGGGCAGGCGCGAGAACACAGCAGGCATGGCGGTCTGCACGTTTGACCACAGAATATTCATCTTTGCCGTAGTCGTGCGCTCGTTGCGCTCGTCCCGGTAGCGGTCGATGATCTTCTCGCCGCGACGCTCCCA